TCACATGGTAGTATTCATTGCACATGTCGTGTGGCATCAGAAGAAGATACCTGCGACCAAATTATGAATGTGGCAGAAATTATGGCACAGGCCATTGGTGAGTTAAGTAAATATGTTGACAAGGTTTATGTATATTCTACATATGGCAATCATCTTAGAACCATGCAAAATAAAAAAGAAAGTATTCATTCAGACAATATGGAAAAGATTATTCCGTGGTGGATGAAACAGCGGTTCAATGATGGTGGTAATATTGAGATTGTTAGTTCAGATTACTATGAATTTATGAAAATTAAAATATTCGACTATAATATTTGTTGTTCACATGGAGATTTAGACAAAATTAGGAATTTTGGTGTGACTGCAAATACTATCTTCTCAAAACTTTATGGCGAAACAATAGATTATGCTATACTGGCAGATAAGCATCATATTGAGGAGTTTGAACAATTTGGCATAGAAAGTATTTTGGTCAGGTCATTATGTGGTGTAGACGAATATGCTAACACACATAGGCTTTACTCTAACGCTGGGCAAACTTTGATGTTTTTTACAGAAGAAGATGGGCGACTAGCAACTTATAATATTAAATTATCTTAGAAATAATTTAGGAATTGAGCAACCGTTCAGTTCCTTTTTTGTTGGAATAAAAGGGCGTGATAATAAAAATGGCAGGTAGAAGAGCAGAGAGGTCAAAGCCTGTAATTGATACGAATGTTAATGTAAGGGTTAAGAAGGATAAGGAAGAAAAACAAAAGCACTATTGCACTTGCTGTGGTAAGTCATGGACAAAGCAAAGTGGCAATTTTAGCAAAAGCAGCTCATCTCTTTTTGTGTCAAATGGTGGGCATATACCTGTGTGTCGTAGTTGCGTTGATAAATATTATGAATCATTGGTTGAATTATACTCTGGATCAGAAGAGAAAGCCATTGAAAGGATATGCCAAATATTTGATTGGTTTTTTGATGAAGATGCATTCAAATCTTCAAAAACGAGTGATTCATCAGCCAGAGTCGGTTCGTATATTAGCAAAATGAACTTAGCACAAACAAGAGCGAAGGGGTCAACATATGTAGACACGCTTAAAATAAAATTCATTGAAGAGAATAATGTAATCAATTCACCCGAAGATGTTAAAAACATTAAATCTGAAGTCAAAGTTACTCAGAAGATGGTCAAGTTTTGGGGGACAGGATTTGAGCTTGAAGAATACAGGTATTTGCAAGACCAGTATGATGAGTGGGTCACTCGTAATGAGTGCAAAACAAAAGCACAGGAAGAATTATTTAAGGCGGTTTCATTTTCACAGTTAAATATCTTAAAGGCACAACAAACGAATGGAAAAGTAAACGAAGCCATGAAGTCATTTCAGGATTTATTGGGAAGTGCAAACTTAAAGCCGAACCAAACTAGTGACAATGCACTGGCAGACCAGAACACATTTGGCACATTGATTCAAAAATGGGAAGTTGAAAAGCCAATTCCAGAACCAGATCCAGAGTGGAAAGATGTTGATGGGATTGCTCATTATATTACTGTATTTTTCTTAGGGCATCTGTGCAAGATGCTTGGCATTAAAAATTCTTACAGTGCGGAATATGAAAAAGAAATGGCAAAATACCGAGTGGAAAAGCCAGAGTATTTTGAAGATGATGAAGTTGACTTTGATAATATTTTTGGTGGTGTTGAAAATGGCTAGTGACGCAACCACAAAATCTGAGAGAATAATGAATGGTGTAGCTACATGGTGTTCATTTTACAGGGCAAATATACATAGGTTCTGTCATGATTATCTAAACATAAATCTTAAATTGTTTCAGAAGATATTAATTTACATGATGAATGTTAGCAATTACTTTCTATACACCGCGGCTAGGGGTTGAAAAGAAGATTTACATAATAATAGATTTCTCTCCCCTTTTTATTATTTAAGGAGGTAAAATGAAATCTATTTTCACAATTGAACACATCAATTTTATGAAAAATAATTATGATATTATGACATACAAAGAAATTGGAAATCATTTAGGTTTTACTGAAAGACAAATCCGTTCAAAAATTAATGGAATGGGATTAAGTAAAACAAGAAAGTTTAATAAAGATTATTTCAAAGAAATTAAAAGCCCTAATCAGGCATATTGGTTGGGGTTTATTTATGCTGACGGTTATTTGGTGCGTAGACCTAAAAGTAGGAATTATGAATTAGGTATAGAAATACAGGATTCTGATTTTAATTTACTAGAAGATTTCAACAATGAAATAGGCGGTACGCATAATATAAAGTTTAAGCATAAGATTAAATGTTTCAATGGTTATATTTATGAAACTGATAGTTGTGTCATAAGGGTATATTCTAAAGATATAGTAGAAGACTTAATGTCTTTGTCTGTGTTACCAAATAAAACAAATAAAAACGAATTTCCAAAATGCGATAATTTGTTTTGGGATTTTTTTAGAGGATTTAATGATGGTGATGGATGTATATCAATTGACAAAAAGAAAAAGATTAGATTACAATTGGTAAATTCAAACCGTTGTTTTTTAGAATATCTTAAAAATACAATTGATTCTTTATTAAATATAAATGGTTCAATTTATAAAGAGAATGATAAAAAATATCAATTAACTTATTTTATACAAGATGATGTTCAGACAATATTGGACAATGTTTATAAGGATAAAGATTGTCAAAGGTTAGAAAGAAAATATGAAATATATAAATCTTTTTATGGCTCTCCTAATTAGAAATAATTAGGTAATGAAGTGGGGAAAATCGGTGGACGCTAAATCGTTTGATACGCCAATACCGAGGTAAGTTAAAGAATTAAAGAACTTTAGCCACCGTAACGCATAGGTATTGATCCTGTATTTACAGACTATAACATACCCAAGAGTCTCCGCCACCTAAACACATAATGGTGATGGTGAAAATGTATGCTGAACTAGGGATGAATTGACATCCCATAATGCGAGGAAACTCCTAGAACTATAGGATAAAAAGCCTGTAGGATAACAATTTGCAGGGAAAGTCCTTCTTAATTGCTATTTTCTGTTGTGCAAGATGTATTTTATACCCAAATACACAAATATGTGTTGCGTCTAAAACGAGGATGCAAGGTACGGTTGTTTTGGAAAAGATAAAAAATATATTGATGCCAAATTCATCCAATTTAAGGTTTGAAATTAAAGATATAGTAATCAATCAGTCCAATGCTTATATAAGTTTTAAGAACGGATCTATTATTAAAGTTGTGTCTGGCAACGACAACGCACGTTCAAATCGTGCTAATATCGTCATAATTGATGAATTTCGATTAGTGGACAAAACGATTATTGATAAGGTTCTGAGGAAGTTCAATACTGCTCCGAGGCAACCGAAATATCTTGAAAAGCCAGAATATAAACATTTGGCAGAGCGAAACAAAGAAATTTACCTATCTTCTGCTTGGTATAAGAGTCACTGGTCGTATGAAAAAGTAAAGGCATATTGTGCAGCTTTGTTGGATGATACTAAAAAATACTTTGTGTGCGGATTACCATACGAGTTATCTATAAAAGAAGGACTGCTGAGTGCAGAACAAGTTGCTGATGAAATGACCGAAGATGATTTTTCTGAAATATCGTGGTCAATGGAAATGTCGTGTTTGTGGTTTGGTGAAAGTGAAAGTGCATTCTTTACTTATGAGGATTTGTCTCTGGCTAGGAAAATTAGATTACCAGCATATAGACCTAGCACTTACGACTTAATCAACGACAAGCAATTCAAATATGCTCACAAAAGTCCTAAAAATATAAGAATATTAGTTGCTGATATAGCGGTAATGGGTGGTCAAAAAAATGATGCAACTGCTATATTTGTATTGGAATTGTCACATATTGATGATTACCAGTACAGAAGGTCTGAAATATTCGCAGATACCATTGAAGGTGGACATACTGAAACGCAATCTGTTTATATTAGAAAACTATATAAAGAGTTTGAGTGTGATTATATAGTCCTTGATACATTAGGTGTTGGTATTTCAATTTATGATAATCTTGCAAAAGATTTGACTGATCCAGAAACAGGAATCATTTATCCTGCATTGTCATGTATGAATGATGAGGAAATGGCTCTGAGATGTAAGGGCGTAAATGCCCCTAAGGTAATTTATAGCGTTAAGGCTACCGCTAATTTTAATAGCGAATGCGCTTTGTTGCTGAGAGATTGCCTAAAGCGTGGGAAAACAAGGCTTTTGATTAACGAAACAGATGCAGAGGAAGTTTTAGAAGGATACAAATTTTATAAAAACCTTGATCAAACGGATAAGGTTAATATATTAATGCCATACATTCATACTACGTTGTTGATTCAAGAAATGGTCAACCTTGAATATGAGGTTAAGAATGGCGTAATCAGGCTAAAAGAAAAGGCATCTAATCGCAAGGATAGATATAGTTCATTATCTTATGGTAATTATTTTGCCACTGTTTTAGAGCGAAAGCTAAATAAACCAAAACCGAAGTTGGATTCAGCATCTTCCTTGTTTGAATTCCGTAAACCTAAAATTCGTTCAGTATAATAGAAAGGAGGTTTATATTGGAAGACAAAAATAAAATAGAAGAAACTAAACAATATGATTTTTATAACATGTTAAATTATGCAAAGTTAAGCAAATTAATTTTGCGTGATTTAGAGTCAAACAACAGAAAACAAACCTTCTTCTCTAAATACACTAAAGATGATGTAATAAAATACTTAAAAAATCCAGAGCAAAACGCAAAACAATTGCGTGAGATTTCTGCATATCTGTACAATACAAGCAGTCACTATAAACGCTTAATTCTTTATTTTGCAAGAATGTTATTGTTTTATTATATTGTTGTACCATATCGCATTGATATTGAAAAGGTAAATAAAAACAAATTCAAGAATCAGTATAAAAAGATTTTAGATGTACTAGACAATATGAATTTGCAACATGAATTTATAAAAATAGTTACAACAATATTGAAAGAAGACGTTTTCTTTGGATATGAATATTCTACAAAAGACTCATACTTTATTCAAAAATTAAATCCAGATTATTGTCAGATAAGCTCTATAGAAGATGGTTGTTTCAATTTTGCTTTTGATTTCAGCTATTTTAAGACAAATCCCGAAAAGTTAGTGCAATATGGCGGTGAGTTTGAGGAAAAATATAAAATTTATGAGAATGACACCAAGCTACGTTGGCAAGAGTTAGATTCTAAAAGAACTATATGTATCAAGATGTCGGATGACGTTGAATTTCCAGTCCCGTTTTTTGTCGGTGTATTGGAATCGTTGTATGATATTGAGGATTTCAAAGCACTTAAAAAGGCTAAGACGGAAATAGGAAACTATAAAATGTTGTCGTTACAAATACCCTTGATAAAGACAGCGGAGATTTTCTCATTGATTTGGATATAGCGAAAGAATATTATCGTCAAATGGGATCTGTATTGCCAGAAAACATTGGTTTGGTTTTATCGCCTATGGAAATCAATGATTTCGATTTTGAAAAAGATAAAGCCGATAAAGACAATGTTTCCGAGTCTATTAGAGATTATTATAGTAGTGCTGGTGTTTCTGATTTATTGTTTAATTCAGAGAAGTCCAGTTCAAATTCATTAAAATTATCTATTGATAATGATTCATCTATAATGTTTGCAGTTCTCAGGTCTTTAGAACGTTGGGTAAATAGAAAAATCAAACAAGAGAGTGGAGTCATAAAATTCAAGTGTTTGTTTTTAGATATAACAAAATATAATCAAAAAGAATTTTATGAAAACTGCTTAAAAGGTTCTCAAGCGTCCTTGCCGATGAAAACTATGGCGTGTGTATCTATGGGTATACCGCAGAGTGATATGGTGGGGTTGAACTTTCTTGAAACCGAGGTACTTGAAATACAAAACAAGTTTATTCCACTTAAAAGTTCACACACACAATCTGATGGCGGTAGACCAAACAATTCCGATAAGGGGTTGCCAGTGGAAGAAGTGACTGAACAACAGCAAGACAATGGAAGTAATGAAAATAGGGAATAAGGGGGCAGGGAAATGTTTATCAAGGTTCTTGACCCCAATAAAGCAAAACAGCTCAAACTATTGGGGTTTAAGTATACAGTAGAAAAATTAGGTAAAGAAACAGTATATGTATTTCAATCAAATGATGATTTGATGAAAGAATTACAAATCAGCTTTTCTAAGGCTGATTT